TTAGCTCTCTGGGCATTGCCCGCAAATTCAGCATCTTTCATGTAACATTTATACAATACAAAATCTACAATTGCGTTACCATAAATATCATCTACTGCAATAGTCGCACTAGTACTACCTAAATCTGAAGGGGCCGCAGAATAAACAATTTCTACAAAAGTACTTGTACTAGACGCTCCAGGATAGACATAGAATGACCTAGGGTCATCTTCATCAAAAACGTAGTGTTTTACTGTAGTAGTATGTGCCGCATCTCCTGAAACAGTTGGATCATGCCAATTAGGTTCTTGTGAATCTAAAATGTCCCTATCAACAATTCTAATTGCTCTTTTACCCGTAGCACCACCAGAAGCATCAGACATATTTCTTGTGATTTTAATAAGCCTAAGTCCGCCCGTAGGTAACGACTGTTTAGTACCAACGACGAGGGCCATATTAGCAGTAGTTGCCGTGGCATCTGGTTTAAAATTAACAATTTCTCTTTGGGCATCATTAATATACCGAAGCAATTCAGCCTCTACCCATCTAACCCCTGTAGTATCTTGTAGTGTATCTTGTATCCTACTAATAAGGTTAGCGCCTGTTAGTGTCCCTGCCATAGTTTATTACTCCGCTGCTTTTAACTCTTCAATTAAAGCTGCTTTCTTTTTGCGTCTATCAAGCTCTATCCCAATAGTACGACCATATTCTTCTAGTTGTATTTTAGTCATGCTATCAAAATCTATTGAAGCTTCTTCCACTGGAACTTCTTCCACTGGTGCTTCTTCTACTAGTACTTCTTCTTTAATTGGAGTTTCTTTTATCCCTTTAACTTCCGTACACCCTTGTTGTAACGCAATAAGAGCAATATCATCACCCACTTCTTTAGGTACACCCGCCTCTAACCGAATGGATGCTCCCCAAGTTGTGGTTATGTATTTATCTTCATCTGCAACTATTATCATAATTTTCTCCTAAAATTTTTTAATTATAGGTGGCCCCGAAAGACCACCTATAAAATATAACACAATTAGTATGCTACATCTAATCTTATAACACCGAAGTCTTCATTTTGACCTGAGTGGTCACTGTTAAAGACTGGCTTCTTAAGACCAAATATCTTACCAATTGAAATACCGTTCTGGTTGCCATAGTCGAAAGTATCTTCAACTATTTCTGGAATACCAATATCGGCCATCGCTAATGCTTGAGCCCCGCAGAATAAACATGCAGAACCATTAATATCAGCGTCAGCACCCCATTTGTATCCGGCTGAACCAGCGTTTGATGAGGTTCCAGTCGTAGCGCCAGATGTATTAAATACATGTCTGAACTCATGGACCATAATCCCATCAACCATTAAGCTAGAAGAACCAGCGAACAAGCTGTTGCTTGGTCCTCTGACTCCAGCATTTCTTACGTTAGCTAAGAAATCTGAATCTAGTTTAAGGTCAGCCATTACTTGTGGAGTAATGAAAAGATGGAACATCTCATCATTACCTGCGCTTCTTATACCTCTCATGTATTGATCTTTAGCATACGCTTTAAGATCAACAAGAGTTTTATAGCTAATAGTGTCAGCTGCTGCTACCGCAGTAACATCACCAGCCACTAGGCCGCTTGAAGCATCCCATCTTCTATGTCTATTAGACGTAGGAGCAGATACATCACCAGAGAATGCTAGGTCACCAAGATTCTGTCCTGAAGTCATGACAGACCTTAATGCACCATTATTCTTTTGTGTGTAAGCTATACCACTTAAAGATAAAAATGCTAATTGGTCAATCCTATCAGCCATTGCGTAAGCAAGGGCATCTCTAGAATGTTCCCTAAAGTTCACAACTGATTTTTGATCAGCTAATCTACCAGATAGTCTATTAGCAAATCTTAATTGATCAAGTTGTACTACGATGTCGTAAGCTCTTAATGCTTCTTCATTACCTTCGAGAGTGTTATCTCCAACAATACCGTCACCAGTCATGTCAGCTAAAAGTGTTAATACCGCTCTAGCTCCCTTTTCTGATTGGGTTAATTCAGATATTCTCTGAACCATTGCGTTAGATCCACTACCCGCGAATTGGTTAATGAATGACATATTTCGAGCTACACGCCAGAAATCGCGTGACCAGATTGTCAATTGTTCGCTGGTCAACGCGGCAAAGTTTGTATTTGCCATAATAATGTCTCCATTAATTAAAATTATTAACCAGTCGACTTATTGGAGCGACTATTTATCCGTATACCCTTTATCGTTGGGGTGACGCTCTCGTTTATTTTAACGGGCTACGAACCCGACTAGCTTTACGCCTTAGCTGGCGAAAGTACGATTTTTTACTGGAACGACCCAGGTTAGATATCGCTCTAACAAGCGAAACTTTTTATTTTATAACATACTTTAACCAAAATCGCCACGCATTCTTCTAAGCGTCTCTTCTGGCAAAGCATCAAATTCATCTGTAGAAAGTAAATCAATATCTACTTTTTTATCCACTTTGTTTTTACCTTTCATCTCCGGTGGTTGAGATTCAGCTGCCTTAATTTTTTTATCAACATTGGCTGCTTTTTTCTTCTCCTGTGCTTTTTTTATAACAGGATCTGGAGCAGAACTAGGTGCTGATTCTACCTCTTTAGCCGGCATTAAAAGGGTTGTTGCCTTCTGTAAAGCATCAGCTGCTTGGAAACCCTGTATCATATAAGCATCTCGTAAATCCATAACTTCTTGGGCTTTTACCTCATCATAAGATGCGTGGTTTTCATCTAGTACAGGGTACTCAGCTTGAAGCTCTAATGCTTTCGCTTGTAGAGCAGCTGCTTCTGTACTTTGTTGTACAGTCTGGCCCAGTTGTTGTTGTACTTCATAGAGCATAGTTTGACGCTCTTGCTCACGAATTTCAGAACGAAGCACAGCTGCTTTTTCCCCTTCTCCATTAAGAATGTGTTGTTGGTATTCAAGCTCTTTTGCTTGAAAATCATAATCAGGCAAAGCCTCAACCTTTTCTTGTGGGTTAGTAGCTTCCTCTAGCTGCTTTTGTAATGCTTTCTGTTTAGCTAAAACTTCATCAAACCTTTTCTTTGGGATCATTGGTTCTTTAGTTGCTTCTTCATCAGCTCCTTCCGAAACTGGCTCTTCAGATTGTCGTGTATCATCTGCAGGTTCTTCTGGTACTCCTTCTGGGCTATCGCTTTCTGTTCCCTCTCCTTCAGCTTCTTCAACCGGTTCTTCTCCCTCCGGCTCTTCTCCTTCTGTTGGTTCTTCTTCAGCAACTTCGGGTTCTGTTTCTTCGACTTCTTCAACTTCTTCCTCCTCCGTAGTTTCTTCTACGTCTTCTTCTATATCCTCCGCTTTGGGTTCATCTTCAAAATTCAGATCAACATCAAAAGGCTTAACGTCTTCATCTGTTACTTTATCTGCTCCTGGGATTCCGTCATAGACAACGTCTAAATTATCTTCGACTTCGGGTGCTTTCGCTTTTTTATTTTTTGCCATTATTCATTACCTCCTGTGGTTTTCATGGCCGCAGCCGCCATTTTAGCAGCAGCCGCAGTATCGCTCTGGTCTTTACGCATCTGGTTTGTCATATTTGATAAACGCTCACGTAGATCGAGTTCCTCTCTTTTCGATTGTAGTTTACTTTGTAATTCAGCAACCTTCAACTGTGGATCAGTTTCAGCAGCTTCTGTCTTCGCTACATTTAAGGCAGCTTCAGTCTGAGTTCTAGCAACCTCTGCCTCTAATTTCGCAATCTCCAGCTGTGTGGAACGTATTTGTGATTCCATTTGGAATTGCTGTAATTGTAATTGTTCTTCTGTTGGAGGAGCTGTACCTTCCATTTGTCTAATTCTATCTGCAATATCTGCTTTACGTGATAAGTGTGAATACTCAACAATCATATCATTTGGTATTGGTACTCCAACATTTCGAAGTTCGATAGCCTCAGCAAACTGCATTTCATCAAAATTATCTCTAGCAGGGGCTGTACCAACTATTACGTCATATTCTCCCAGAGTTAAATTATTAATAACTTCTCCCTCTGGGGTCATTTGGTTTACTACCATAGGTTCTCTTGGTTTGTATGGATCAGATTCATCCGTTACTTGTACAATCCTTTCTTCTGTATAAAAGTGTTGAACTAACTGTAGTATTTTTTCTGCTACATACTGCCTAGTTTTTGCTAGATTAGTAAGAGGGACCTGCAACATAGTAGAACCCCTGTTCTGTTTTGCTTGTATCGCAACACCAGAAACTTCAGGACTATCCATACCAAGCATTGCATCTGTAATACCACTAATTTGTTTAATATTGGATGCTGCTTTTTGCCCTAGTCTATCTAAACCAGTAGGGATCTGGTTCGGTGGAATTTTAGCTGGAGGCGTAGAGCCACGGTTAAACTCTAATACTAGGCCAGTTTCTGCACCATGCTCTTCTAGATCATCTGCTGTCATACCGGATAGAGAACCGTTCTCTACGATCCAGCCACTATTTGCCGTAGTATTTACGATATGAAGTTCTTGAGAGGTTATTTTGTTTAGCTGCTCCTGAGGGGATAGGAGGTTTCGTACCATCCCAAAAGGTCTCCCACGCCTAAAGTACGGAAAATAAGGAACAAAAGTAAAATGTTGATAAGGAGACCAGTCATCAAAAAGGACAACTGTATCTGCGGACACCGTCCAACGGACCTTCCGGATTTTTTTCTCTACTATTTCTAAACCGTATTGATCTGCAAAATCTTTTAATTTTTTCTTTCCCCAGGACCCTGGAGCCTGTCGTTGGTCCCCAGTTAAAGGGTCAACATAAAATGTACAGTCGTGCAGTCTATAGTATTGCCTTTCTATTACTCTAATAGCCTTAAGCATACGTGCATTCTCTGGGTCATTTGGCATTTGATTGCCGTACTCGTTTTGGTCAGTATCACCATATCGTACTTCTTCAAATTCCATAGAATCAGCACCTAAAGTAGTGCCAGTCTCTGCTAACATCCTTAACTTGTCAGCTTTATCTTGTCCATATACCTCTTCTATTTCATCTAGACTCATCCACTTGGTTTCAAATATCTCGCTCCAGGTTCTTGGGTCATAGTGTTTTGCATCTGGGTCGATAAGAATATCTAATGGGTCTTTACTTATTATTCGAACTTCTCCCTGCATGTGGTCAGAAAAATCTATACGAACATCAAACCAGCCTCTATCTTGTATTAATCCATCTTGGAATACCTGGCCTTCTATCCAATCTAACTTATTATTATCTGCTATCTGCGCATACACTTTAGTGAGTACATCCGCAACATCTTGGTTGCCTCCACCTCTAGGTTTAAATTGAATATCTGCTTTTTTAGTACTCTGTTCTCCAAGTACAGCATTAATGGTAGGTAATATAGTATTAATAGTTAGAGCCGGTCGCCCTTGGTCATCGAGCTGCTGCATGTCAAACTCGTCCCATTGATCCCCTCTATAATATGCATCACATCGCTTTGCCATATCAATGTATTCATCATGCCCAGCATCTCGAGCACGAACGTAAGCGTTCCATTGATTCTTTGCTAAAGTGAGTTCTTCAGCTTTTGTTAGTTTCTTTTTTGTCTTTTTATATGCCATTACGCGCTCATTGCCGTCTTAGTTTTTTTGTCTTTCGCAATATATCTTAACCTATCTCGCCAAGAAGGTATATGCTCAGGCCTCTCATAAAAAGTTGCAAACTCAACCATCATTAAACCAACCCAGGCCAAAGCATCAACTTGGTCGTCATTGACCCCATTAGGAAAACGAAGAAGTTCAGCCACCATTGGGCCGGTCCAAATTGCGTCCTTCGGAAAGTATACCATGCCTTGTTGCATTCTACCTTGAATTGCTCTAGCTCTAGCTTCTTTATCTCGTCGCCCAACTTTTAAATCCTTAAAATAAGCAGAATGTAATTTACGTTCTGCTACACGTTTCTCTAGGAAAGGTCCAATAGCCATTTCGATATGACCACGTTCTATCCCCACGATTCCTGGTCGCCATTGTTCGTACAAATCCAGGATCTTCTCTACAAGCTCGAACCCGTCATACTTTCCACGTACAACATCAACTACGAACATATTATCATATTCATCCACTCCGACTACAATCCCAACAGAAAAATCGTTCCTTTCTCTTTGTCCTATAGCCAAGTCCCACGCGCAATAATATCGTAATCTGTCGTATTCAATTTCTTCAGGTTCATAATACTTAATCATGTCCCTAGTAAAATAATCACCTTCATCTGATACTGGGTTCTGTTGGTATAGCGCGGTCCAGTCCCTTGGACCAATCGCTTTTTGTATCATTTCTAAAGATTCTAGGTTATATCTTTCTGGGTGTAGCGGTTCGCCTATTTTTCTAAATTCTTCATCTTCTTCTGCTACTGCTGGATATTTGACCACTTCCCATTCATCTGCGCCATCTTCCGCATGTTGCAATAAACGGCCAGCTAAATCATCATCGTGCCATCTAGTAAGAATAACTAGTATACCTCCACCGGGGGATAGTCGGGTATATGCTGTAGAGGTATACCAGTCCCACGTTGCTTCGCGGTTGTTTTCAGATTCAGCATCTTCTCTGTTTTTTACCGGGTCATCGATTAATAATATATTTGCACCTTTACCTGTAATACCACCACCAACACCGGCCGCGACATAACCACCCCCTTGGGTCGTTAACCAGGATTCGATAGACTGCGAATCTTTATCTAGTTTTGTTTTTTCAAAAACATTCTTATAGTTAGGCTCCCTTAGCAATTGACGGACCTTCCTTGAGAAACTCATTGCTAAGGAGCCCGAGTACGAACAACTAATAAACTCATGTTTTGGATTCTTCCCTAAGTGCCAAGCAGGAAAAGCCACACTAGCCAGAGTTGACTTACCATGCCTCGGAGGCATGAACAGCATCAGTCTTGGGGATTTCTGATCAGCCACATCTTG